GCCCCGAACTCGGAGGGTTTCAGTTACGAGGCCGCCGCTAATATGGTCGGACTATTTGCGCGAACTATGCAAGACAGCCCGCACAAAGACGTAAACGGAAAAACTTACTCAGATATGCCAGTTCCAACGAACGAGAATATCGGAGAAATGGCCTCCTATGATAACAGAGACCTCCTTTCTAAAGCGGGATCGTCAACGGTTAACCTTAACGCTGGAAAATACCAGGTTCAGGATTTTATAACAACTTATCACCCTGACGGAGAGGAGCCGCCCCAGTACAGATATTGCAGAAATTTAATAATCGACTTTAACGTTCGTTATTCTTACTTTTTGCTCGAACAAATAAACGTCGTCGACAAATCAATAGCGCCGAGCGATCAGCCTATTAAGGTCAGCGGAGTAATTAAGCCGAAACAATGGCTCGCGATCGTTTCAAAAATGGCCGACGACCTGGCCGAGAGAAATATTATTGTCGAACCGTCGTTTACAAAAGACTCGCTCGACGTTGCAGTTTCAGACGTAAACCCTGACAGACTCGAGACATTTTTTAGATATAAACGTTCGGGTTATGTTCGCATAGCGTCGACAACTGGAGAGGCTGGGTTTGCCTTTGGAGTAAGATAAAAAGAATTAATAATTAAAATTTAGACAAATGAGCGCAATAGGCGGAGATATTATCGAGGTAACTTGTAACCACCCAACCCTCGGAGATTTTACATTTTATCCAAAAGGATCGGAGGACTCGACTTATGACCTCGGAGGTTTTCGTTCAGCGGACGAGGCTAACGGCGTCGACGGATCGGGAGCAATGATCGACCAAATGAACCGCGTTCGCTGGTTTTTTGAGGTTGTTTATGCCTGGGAACAAACGACAACGGACGACCTGGCGTCAATGAAAGCCCTGGCCGCTGACCCTGTCCCTGGAACCTGGACGTTTACTCACATAAACGGCTCAGTTTACAGCGGAGACGGAAAACCAGTCGGAGACATTCAAGCAAACGGAAACGCTGGAACGTTAACGGCTAAAATTTCGGGAGGCGCTGACCTGGAAAAGATCGTTTAAAACTTTTTATTTAATTCAAACTAAACACCATGAGCAATAAAACCGCTAAAACGGTTCAAATCGCCGTTTCGCGCGACGTCGCGGAGAAAGATTTAGAACGCTGGTTGAATCACAAACGAATAGGGATCACAAAGCGCGAGAATATGCGAGATAATATCGACATTCTCGTCGACGCTGTCCAGGACGGACAATTAGTCGTCGAGGAGGATTGTAAGATTACGCAAAAACTCGCTTTTCCTCCTGAAAATGGAGAGGGAGACGTTCACGTTTCGGAACTTGTTTACGCTCCGCGTATGCACTTTTCACAAATTCAACCAAAACTCAAAGGGATAAAACCAGGAGACACGGAGACCCGTTTACTCGGATATGCCGCCGCGTTGTCAGGACAACCGATCGGAGTTTTAAGAAAACTCGACACGGTCGACCTGGCTGTTTTGCAAGCCGTCGCGGTTTTTTTCTTATAGGCGGCGGAACGGACGGAGCGGGAAACATTCAGTCCGACGAGGTCGCCCTCGAAAATATGGTTGTTTCAGTTATAACCCAATTTAACTGGAGTCTCCAGGACGTCGAGAATCTTTATATTGACGCCGCCGATATTTACGGCCTGGGTTTTTGGTATAATAAAGCCCTGGAAATGGATAAAAAATATCAGAGTTTAAAGAAAAACAAGGGATAAAAAATTAACTTTGTTGTTATGGCTCGAGGTTTAGTTATTCCGTCGATATTTTCCGCCGTTGATAAATATACGGCTCCAGTTCGCGCAATGGCGAACGCGACCCGAACGTTTGCCGCGAAAGCTGAGACAAGTTTAGCGCGAGTAAATCGAGGGTTTCGGCGTTTAATGTCGCCCGTTACCAGGTTAACCAGGGCGCTCGGATCATTCGGATTATTTCTCGGGGGCGCCGCCCTCGTTACGGCGGGGGCAAATGCGATCGGAGTTTTTAAAGACTTTGAACAGGCGAACGCTCGGTTAAACTCAATTATGAGTAACACCGTCCAGGAGGAGACCGCGTTAAGAATCCAGGCGAAACAACTGGGAGCGACCACGGCCAAAACAGCCGCGGAGGTTGTCGGATTACAAGAGGCGTTCGCTCGACTCGGTTTCGAGGCTCCGCAAATTTCGAACATGACTCAGGCGACTATTGACGGATCGGTCGCAATGAACGCGGAACTCGACGAAACGGCTAACCTGGTCGGGGCAATGGTTCGAACCTTTGACAAATTCGGATCGTCAGACGCGCCCCAAATTATCGACCAATTAACCCTATCAACTCAAAAAAGCGCGTTAAATTTTGAGAAACTTTCAACGAGTCTCCCGATCGTTTCAGGAGCGGCAAACGCCGCGGGAATTCCGTTCGAGACTTTGTTGGCTTTACTCGGTAAATTGTCCGACGCTGGAATCGACGCCAGTTCGTCCGCGACCTCGTTAAGAAATATTTTCCTCGAGTCCGCAAAACGCGGAGACAATTACGCGCAAATTTTAGAGAGTATTAAAAAGAACCAGGACAAGTTAACAACCGCGAACGACGCGTTCGGAAAACGCGCCGCCGTTTCCGCGACAGTTTTAGCCAATGCGATCGACTCGACGGCTGACCTGGATAAAACATTAAGGAGCGCCGCGAAAGGAATGGAACTCGCGGGAGTTGCCAGCGCAACGGCGAACCAACAATTAAACACGCTCCAGGGAGATTTAACGATTTTAAATAGCGCCTGGGAGGGTTTTATTTTAGCTGGAGAGGACGGAACGGGAACGTTTAACAAGTTTTTGAGAACGACGATCCAGGTAGCAACCGAAATTTTATCCCTGGCAAGCGGAACGGCGACCGCTACGAGCGAATTAACAGAAAAAGGACAAAGAGTCCGAGAACTCGCCCAAACGTCGATTAAATGGCTTAAAATCATTGGAGGGATAATTGCGGCGTTAATAGCTTTTAAATTAGTTCTATTTGCGGCGTCGACGATCCTGGGAATTTATACCCTGGCCGTTAAGACGATCGCGTTTGTTTCGAAAGCCTGGACAGCGGCTCAATGGCTTTTAAATGTAGCATTAAACGCCAATCCGATCGGGCTGGTTGTTCTCGCGATCGCGGCGCTCGTTGCGGCGGTTACGATTATAATTAAAAAATGGAATGAATGGGGCGCCTCGCTCGCCCTGGTCGCTGGTTTCTTTTCTCCTTTCCTGGCTGTATTAATGGCCGCGGTTTCTATTGTTCAGAGTTTCCGCCGAAATTGGGATTTAATAACTGAGTCATTTACAAACGGCGGCCTCGTTGCTGGTTTTAAAATGATCGGAGCAACTTTAATCGACGCGGTTTTAATGCCATTGCAACAACTCCTCGAACTACTTTCCCGAATTCCTGGGAGCGTCGGAGAGTTCGCGGGCGCGGGAGCCGCTAAAATATTAGAAATTCGAGAGAATATTGGAGTCAATACCACAACCGACGAAAGCGGAACTCCGCTCGTTGACACGAATTTAACTCGGGAAACCCTGGCGACAGAGAGAACCGAACGACTCGAGCGTCAACAAGTAGACATTAACATAAAAGACCCAGGCAATAACGCGGAGGTCGAGTCGGGGAATAATGGTAATTTTGACGTAAATTTAGCCTCGACAACTGGAGCGTTATAAATGTTTGATTTAACTATATATGAAACAGGAAACGGCGGAGACTTAATCCTCGGAAACGGAGATTTTCAGTCGACGGGATCGTTTTATAATATGATTTATTTAGCCTGGTTCGGAGGCAATGTTAAGGCCGTAACCAGGGAGGACGAAATACCAAATCAACAGCGTTTCGATTATTGGGGAAACAAACTTTTACACCCCGCGCAACCTGGAGTCCAATTTAATAGCAACCTGGAGAAAGCGTTAAACGATAATCCAATAACCAGCGCCGCCCGTTTATTGATCGAGGAGGCCGCAATTAACGACCTCGCTTTTATGGCTGAGTTCGCAAAAGTCGAGGTTTCAACTCGAATCCTGGACGTTGACCGCCTGGAGATCAGCGCGACGATCCTGGAGCCTGACGTTATCGAGGATAAAACGTTTCAGTTTATTTGGAACGCGACAAAACAGGAGGTTATTTATCAACACCAACTCGGCGCCGCCCCGTTCTTATTCCCGAAACGGAACCTCGTTAAAAATGCAAATTTTGACGGGACGTTAGTTCCTTTAAACTGGGCGCTCGACAATACTTTAAACGCGGCGGTTCTTGTCCTGGCTGGTTCTTGTAAAATAACAGTCGGAGCGGGGAGCCATATTTTCAGCGTTTACACAGGGCAAAAATGGAACCCAGGAAAAAAATATTTAATCACTTGCGAATGTATAACGTTCGGCGTTGATCCCGCGGACGACTGGGGAATCGGTTTCGGATCGGTTACGAGTTCATATTTACGAGAAGCTGGAGACTTTTTATTAATTGACGGGATCGGATATTTTAGCGGAGAAATTACAGCCCCAGCAACCCCCGCGGAACCCGATAATTTACGCCTCGTTATTAATTCGAATTTAGCGTTCGGAACCGCGGGAGATTTTGAAATTATTAATTTGACAGTTAAAAACGCGTAGTTATGGCGGCGACGATCCCAACTTTAAAAGAACTTTACGACAGTATAATAGCACAACTCGAGACCGATTTAAACGTCGACATTCCCGAATTTGGGAAAGTATTTCTCCGAGCCTTTGCCGCTGTCCAGGCCGCAAAGTTGAAAATCTATTATTTAGCAATCGGGAACGTTCAGAAAAACGTTTTTGTTGACACGGCGGAAACGGAGGCAATCGGCGGAACCCTGGAGAGGTTCGGACGCGTTAAGCTGGGACGGAATCCATTTCCCGCGAGAGTCGGGGAGTACCTTGTAACCGTAACGGGATCAATCGGCGCGACAATTCCAGCGGGGACAACCTGGAAAAGCGACGACGCGAACTCAAATCCTGGGAAACTTTTTATTTTAAATGTCGCTCATGTTATGATAACGGCGGCGGATAATATTACAATCGAAGCCCTGGAGGGAGGTTTAGGCTCGCAACAATTCGCGACGGAAACACTCACAGCAACGGCGCCGATCGTAAACGTTGACAGCCTGGTAAGCGTTCAGAGCGAGGAGGTCGCGCCCCTGGAGGCGGAGGATTTGGAGGATTACAGGAGAAAGGCGGTCGAGGCTTACCAACTGGAGGCACAAGGCGGAGCCGCCGCGGATTATAGAATTTGGAGTTCAGACGCCCAGGGAGTCGAAAGAGTTTATCCATATTTAAAAAGCGGCCAGGAAAACCAAATCGACCTATTTGTCGAGGCGACCGTTGCCGATAGTATCGACGGAAAGGGGACACCGTCCGCGGCTTTACTTTTGGAAGTTGAGGAGGTTATAGAATTCGACCCCGACACAACTAAAGCCCTGGAGGATCGAGGCCGACGCCCGTTAACTGTTAATCAAATTTTTTACACCGCAATAACTCCGCTCGACGTTAACGTTACGATTAACAATTTCGTCGGATTAACCGCGGAAATAACAACCGAAATAAACGCAACCCTGGACGCTGTAATTTCTGAAATTCGGCCATTTGTCGCCGCGGCTGACGTTGAGGCAAACAGAAACGACGAGATTTCAGTTAACAAGCTGGTCGCCGCTGTTCAAGACGTTATCCCAGCGGGAACAAAATTCGACACTTTAACGTTTACGGTTAACGCTGTTCCTGTTCCGATCAGTTTACAATTTTTAAACGGAGACATTCCAAATTTTAACACCCTCGTTATAACATGAGTTTTTTAAGCGAGCAAATAATAAAATTAACGCGGAGGTTTTATCCTGACGGACGGGCGTTTAATTTCCCGACTGACGGAATTTTAGACCGTTTACATAAATCGTTAAACGTTAGCGAGGAGGCGGCTTATTTGGACGCGACAGGCGTTTTAAATACAATACTCCCCGACAACGATAATTTTACAGAGGACGACGCGACAGACTGGGAGGGACGTTTAGGAATTACACTCCGAGACGGCGTTTCCCTGGAGGATCGCAAAGCGGCCATTTTTAGGAAAATGAATCACCCGAGCGACAAGTTCGAACGCGCTCATTATTTATTTATTCAAAAGCAATTACAACTCGCTGGCTTTAAAGTTTGGGTTTATGAGAATCGTTTTCCTGACGGCGGAGGCGGTTATTTTTCTCAGTCCCTTTATGATTATGTTCAGGGATATTATGACCCGTCTTATTTAGGGACGATCCAACACGGACAAGTTCAACACGGACAAGCCCAGGGATTTAGCGCCTTTGAAAAGGTCGCCAATCATTTATCGAACGCGGAGGACTCAGCCGTTATAGTTCCGAACGGGAGACAGACGTTTTTTATAGGCGGAGACGAGGTCGGAAAATTCGCCAATGTTTTCGCGACCAGGGAAAAAGAATTTCGGAAATTAATTCTCCAGTTAAAGCCCGTCGAGTCCGCCGCGCTCCTGGCAATCAGTTACGGAAACGGACTTTTTGACGACCTTATTTCCTCACATAATCCGACCGCAATGGATTATAATTTAAAATTTGTTTACAGAGGCGTCCGACTTTATTATCAGACGGCCACAAATACAACGATCCGAGTTTGGGACATTCCTAACGACGTCGAATTAGGAGGAGAGGCGTTTGGAGGCGGAACCATTGTTTCGTCGATTTCTATTCATGTCGATAGCTGGAATTCAAAAGCGTATGTTTTAGACGTTGGGGGAACTCCGATCGTTCGAGTTTATGACCTAACAACTGGAGCCGCGATCCCAGGAGAAAATTTTGGATCGGGAACCGTTACAGCGAACTCGAAAAATATTACAATTTACGAGGGAGAGGCGTTTGTTTATGACAGCGGAGGGACTGGATCAATTTTCGTTTTCACGGTTGCAACTGGCGCCCTGGATAGAACGTTAAACGTTACGTCGACAGATATTAAAGAGATCGCAGTTAACGAGGTCGAGCCAGGAACGGGACGGATTTACGCGACTGACGGCGGAGCGACTGACGAACTCCGAGTTTTTAGCCTGGACGGAGTCGAGGACGAAACGAAAACAGTTACAGGATTAAACAACCCCGAGGGAATGACAATCGAAAACGGGATTTTATATCTTTGTAATAATGGAGAGGGCGTTGTTCGGATTTATGACGTTTTCCGAGGAAAAGTTGAACAAATAACTCCAGGAATTACGACGGCGGGAAATATTCAATTAAGCATTTCGAACGACTCGTTAATTATTTCGGACGGAGTAAACATTAATTTACATAAGAAAAACACTTAAAAAATGGGACGGCTATTAACAAATAAAACGAACGTCGATAACACGGACGCGGATTATCCGAACGGACGAATTAAGGACGACACAGGATCAAACAACGGAACTCCAGTCGACGAGGACGTTTATGGAGATTTGCACCAAACAGAGGAAAAAGGAATCGAGGAGGCGAGAACCTGGGAGGCTGACGTTCAAATGGACAGAAACGCGGACAGCCGATTAAATGACTGGCAATTTTTCCAGGGGCGTCGTAAAGTTCAAAGCCTGGCCGAACTTTATAAAAACGGCGTTTTTCGGGACGTTGGTTCCAATATTGGAAACGTTGACACCCCGACCGATTGCGCTGTTTTTCAGGGAGAGTTATACGTTGCCGACGCGGGCGCTCCTGACGTCGAGGTTTTTAAATTAAATACTGGAGCCGCCGCCAGGACAATCGGAAACACCGTTTTCGGAGGTATTGACGGAATCCAGGTTGTAACGACTGGATCGTTTGGAGAGGGACTTTTATACGGCCTGGACACGGTTAACAATGATATTCGAGTTTTTAATTCATTGACAGGAACCAGGCAACCCAGCCTCGAAATAAATACAGTTATAACGGCGCCCGTTGCGTTCCAGGTTGATCCAATTAACGATCGAGTTTATGTCCATGAGGGCGGACGCGTCGAGGTTTTTGTTCAGTCAACAGCCGCACACGTTCCCGCGGAGTCGTTCGTTGTAACGGCTGGAATTGATTTATTTGTTACTCCTTACAGAGATCGACTTTATATTTTAGACACGGGGCAAACGTACACCTATAACCTTTCAGCGGGCGGCGCCCTGGTTGCGGAGGATTTAACAGGATTATCGGCGGCCTCAAAATTTCATATCGTCGGAGAGAAAGTTTATATTTTAGAAAACGGGAATACGGTAACAGTTCACGACATACGAAAAACCGCGGCGTTATCTTTTGAGGACATACCGAATACAATTCTCGGAGGAGCGACAAATATTTTTATTCGAAATGGAAAATTATACGTCGTCGATAATGGAACGAACGACGTT